ACAATAAAGGGTAGACAATGTATAACGAGTCGCACTATTCAATAGGTAAGAACTTGACAGCAGGTGTGTCTAACACGCTCTTCACTGTCCCTACAGGCTATGAAGCTCGTGTGACTATGTTGTTCGTAGCCAACGGTACAGGCTCTACATCAGGCTATTCAGCTACGTGGCATGACGGAGAAGACATTACGTTTCAGTCTAACAAGTCACTGGGTGATGGCGAATATGACCAGTTTGGCGGCGAAGGTGCTTTCTTGGTCATGGAAGAAGGTGACTACCTAACGATAACGCCTGATGCAGGCTCTAGTTTCACCACCATCGTGTCGTTCATGCTAGTCAAGAGTGACGGTACTAAGTTTGATTTAACTATATAGGAGTAAGACAATGCCAATGGTAAACGGTAAGAAGTACAGCTACACTACGAAGGGCAAGGCAGCGGCTAAGAAGGCTGCAGCTAAGAAAGGCACTAAGCCTAAGATGACTAAACGTAAGTAATAGAATCCTCTGTGCTACCTTAGGATCGTCCCTGCGGACGTACACAAAAAAGCCCTGTAGAGATTGGGATGCTCTACAGGGCTTTTTACCTTCTATAGTGTGTTAGATGCCACAGACTCCTGAGGCACACACAGTCTCACTGTTTTCTTCGTAGACTACGCCCTTGTGTTTCATAGCTTCTTTGTAGCTGCACATCGTTAGTGGCTGACCACCTCTTGAGCCGTCAGGATAGCAAGTGAAGCCTCGCAGACGTGGAGCATACTTAGCCAACACTGCAGCAAACTCCATCACACGATCTTCATTGTTGCCTTCACTGCCCCAAGGCGGTAGGTTAATGGTAGACGAGATAGACATATCAACATAGTCTTGTACGTCAGCTTGGAACTTCAGGCGACGCTCAAAGTCATTCACCATAGACGACGATGTCTGTATCTTGTCAGGGTCTAAGCCGTGTGTCTTAATCAAGTCTTCAGCTGTAGCGTCTACAACGTACTCGTACTTCCACTTGTCGCCACCAACTAAGTAGCGACGCTTGTAGGCTACAGCGTACAGTGGCTCAATACCTGTTGTAGTACCCGCTAGGATGCCTATAGTGCCTGTAGGAGCGATTGCGCGGTAGGCTACAGGGCGTGATATACCCTGCAGGTCGCAAAGGGCGTTAGCGGCCTTCTCAGACTCCTCACGATACACCTCTAGCCACCTGTGCAGCTCTTCAGTGACTTCGTAGTCGCTGCCACGCTTTAGCAGGAACTCGTGCATACCCATCAAGCCCAAGCCAAGACGCCTGTTCTTGTTTCGTACTGCATACACTTTCTTGGTTGGTAGCTCAGCTGTGAGTGTCCCTGCGACGAGGAACATAGAAGCTGCTCTAACGATGGTTCGGAACTCTTCAATGTTGTCGATAGCACCGATATTGATAGAGCCAAGATTACACACATCACTATCATCTTCAGAAGTAACTTCTGTGCAGGCGTTTCTGAGTGTCTCATTCTCTTTGTCTCCGAAGTTGAAGCTAAATCCTGGCTCGCCAGTCATCAGAGCTTGTCTGCAGTTCTGTACAAACGTTTCAGGCAAGAAACCGTTCTTGATAGCGTCTAAGAACTTGTCATCGTAGTTAAGACTGATGTTAGTCATGTCTAACGGTGCAGGGAAGTTAAAGTTGTTCTGCTTAGCATCAAAAACTGTAACGCCTTCAGCGATAGGCAGTGCGTGCCAGTCCTTAGCTGTCAAGAACTTCTCAGCGTCGCCGTGTCGCCAGTTTAGAGACGCATAGATAGCACTACGTCTACTGCCGCCCTGCATCACGTTTCTGCCTATTTCGTTTATAGAGTTCATTAGTGGTAGTGGGCCTGACGCTTCGCCACCTGTTCTGCCCAGTGGTGACCCGCTTGGACGGAACACACTGTAGTCGATGCCGATTCCACCGCCGCTCATTAGGCAGTCGCTTGCTCGTTGTGTTAGCTTTCCCCATTCCTCTCGCGTGTCCTCTTCACCTTTGAGTAGGTAGCAGTTGTTATAGAACTTCGCCTGTCGTCCTGCGTAGTAGATATAACGTCCACCTGCCATGAACTTAAACTCCTTCATAGCCTTGTTTAGGACATCCATTTCCTCCTTCTCAAGAATACCTGTGCAGACATCGTTGACAATGTCGTCTACTTTCTCGCCCCACGTCTGTGTAGGCGATAGTGCGTACTTGTTACGGAAGATTGATTCGCCAAAACTGTTTCTAAATTCGCTCATGCTACTTTCCTATCAGAATCTTTAATGAATACACCTGCGCCGTTTAGGTAACCCCTACGGTCTTTGATGTCGTTGTATGCTACTTCTAAGCACTTTGCTAGAGTTGTGTTGTTCATAATGGCTAAGTTGTTCAACACCACGATACAGTCGCCTATGTCGTCTTGTATGTCACGTTGCTTTGCCACGTTGTCTGCTAACTCGCCTATCTCGCTAACTAGCTTTAGTGCCTGTGTCTGCACTGTACCGTTAACAAAGATGCCTCTGTCACTGCTCCACTGCGTACACAGGTCTATTAGCTTGTTAATCTTAACCATTGCATTGCTCCTCTATCAGCCTGTCCAAGTACCAACGCGCTTTGCGTAGGTCTTCTATGCCGTTCTTGTCTTGCCAACGATGTGTGTACTTGATGACGTTACCGTTTAGGTAGCCGAAGAACGCTTCACTGTTAAGACGTTCTTTTATGTACTCAATACACTCAATACCATTCCCCTTGTAGTGGTTAGGGTTGATAGCGTCTTTATCAGTCTGTGAGGCTTTCTTTTCGGCGTTTAGTTCTTCTTTAACCCGTCTAACCTGCGCTCTGCGTTTCTTGTTTATAGCATCCCACTCCTCAGCAGGTGAATTGTCAAGAAAGCTCATCTGTATCTCCTCCCAGACCTTCTATGATCTGGTCTAGTTTATCTTCTATTTTCTCCTCAAAGCGTTCTACAAGCTCTGTAGAGTTTATCTCTAGTATCTCTAGCACCAAGACTTCGTCGAGCATACTAAGCTGATACTTAACCTCAGTGAATGTCATGCTCATTCTGCAGCACCTCCGTACTTCTTACGCAGATAAGACATACTAATCGGCAGTTCGTCAAAGCTACCTTCGTTGACTTCGTTAAACACCCAGATGCCACGCCATGACTGGTTAGTCTGTGGCGATAGATAGTCTTGGTCTTCTTGGTAGAAGATGCCTGCAAACAGTCCAGTCACTGACACACCGTCGGCTCTACGAGCGTAGGCGATGTCTCTGTCCTGTACGTGTCCCATCACACAGCTTACCATCTTCTTAGTCAACATTAGCTTAGCAGACGACACAGGGCGTCCCATGACACCAGAGGTGAAGTAGTGGCTGTAGGCAATACCGTTAATCATCTTAACTTCTAAGAATGGCACTACTTCCCAACCCATCTTCTTCAGTCCTAAGTCTTCAAAGGACATCAGACCTTCTAGCTCTGGAGAGTCGTTAACAGCACGTGTTATACGATTCTCGTGGTTGCCCAGTAGGAACACTAGCTTAGGCTTCCACAGCTTGTGCTTGTTAGCCCTCTGCCGTGCTTGTTCTTCCCTGATAGGCGCTAAGAAAGCCTCCATAGCCTTCTTACCACTTTCGACATCAGCTTGGTAGCGTCTGCCTTCAAAGGACTTCTTACCTTTGTCGTAGCTAGATAGGCTAGGGAAGTCCCAGTGGTCACCTAAGTGGATTATAACATCAGGCTTTAACGACACAGCGTACTTCCCTGCCCACGTTAGATGCTCAATGTTAGAGTCTGGCTTGACCTGTGTGTCAGGTATAACGAAGTGTCTCATTGGCCGCCCCTCGCTTTAGAAACAGCGCTCTCGGCATAGTCTGCAGCGTCTCTCAACGCCTTGACAAGCTCAAGTGTTTCTTCTTCAAAACCGACATCTAAGAAATCAAAAACAGAGTTTGTTTTAATAAAATCGTCTATCAGCTCCTTGAAAGAAGACTCCTTTACAACGAGCGGATCATCATCTCTGCCAACAAAGACAGTAGTTGTTGCTCCGTTCTTTTCTATTTCTGTGTAGACGTCAACGTCAACAGCAAATTTACTCATTTTGCTTTCCTCGCTTTGCGTTCTGCGTTAGTCTTGCTTTGATGGCACTCTAAGCACAACACCTGCATTCCGTCAGCCTCACAGAAGAGACGCTTAACGAACCCTGCTAGGTCTTTGTAGTTGCTTAGCTTGCCTGCAGGCTCTATATGGTCTACCTGTATTTCTTTGTTGGTAAACCATTCAGAACACTCAGCACACTGATACTCGTACTTGTGTCTACAGCCCGTCACTGTTCGCTCTGCATCCTTCTTAACTTGGAACTTCACAGGGTAACGTGAGTAGGCTTGACGCAGCGCTGAGCGGATAAACTGCCAGTAGCGTGCTTCAGTCCAAGTGTTGCCTGCTCTAGTGCGTGGAACGAGTTGCTTGCCCATAGAACCTGCCCTCCTCAGACCTTTCGCGTGGAGGCATCCACATCTGACCTGCTCGACGACGTAGCCATAATAGCCTAGCGTTCTCTAACGCCCTGTCGTAGCCTAGTTGGTCTTCACAGATGTCCCACATATCAGTTTCTTTACGGCAGTTGCCTATCAAGTCCTCTGCACCGCCTGCGCCAATACCGTCAACACCAATGATGTTGTCAATAGTGTCGCCTGTCAGTATCTGCTTATAGAAACTCTTCATGCCTTGGTCAGTGCTAACAAAGTATTCGTGACGCTTGATGAAGTTGTAATGCAGTCCTTCAACTTGGTCAAAGTCTTTGTCAATGCTAACCATGATAGGATGGTCGTTTAGATAAGCAGTAGAAGCAGCTGTAGCTATCGCGTCGTCAGCCTCTTCGCCTTCAACAACTACAGCGTCCCACACGTCTACAGCGTGGTCACGCAAGACAGAAAGCAATAATGGTCTGTCTTTTTTCTTCCTGTTACCTTTGTAAGGCGCTGTCACAGCAACTTCGTTACGGAAGTTACCTTTACCAGTCAGGTAGAAAACGTAGTTGTGGTCTGGATAGACAACTAAGGTGTCAGCGATTAGCGAGTCTAAGGCGCGTCTAGCCTGTGATAGTGCAGTGCTAAAGTGTTCTTGCGCGTCAGTCTCGCACGCGCAAGCCACTCGATAGCAGTATATGTCGCCATCAATCAGAAGCATTATAGAGCCGCTTCTAGATCAAAGTCGACGTCGCCGCCTTCTTCTACGTACTCATTCAAGTCTGTAATGACTAGCTTGAGACAGCTTGGCGAGCGTCCCTGCTGACCTGCAGGAGATTTCCAGTCGTAGTGACCAATTACTGCTGTAGCTTCTGAGCCGTTGCCGACTAAGCAGCCAATCTCGTCACCACTGGTGTTGTAGGCACGAATAGGGTTGTTAGACTTCACTGTAATAAAGTCGCCTTTCTCGTCACCTTTGTTACGTGGCTTCATTCCTCGCTCTTCTAAGGCAGCAACAGCGCCGCTAGAGAGATTGCCCATATCGAACTGATACTTATTCGACATAGCATTCTTAGTGCTAAGATTAGCCCAGTAGAGTGTTGCTTTGATTGGTAATGGTTTAGCGTTTGTGTTTGACATAGTGTCACTCCTTATAAAGTCTATATAGTCTAGCATGAATGGTTTAAAAAATCAATGGGTTTCTGACCAATTGTTGCCAATCTGGAATTCACCGTCCATAGGACAGCGTAGTCCAAAGTCATCACCCGCCTTGCGTATCGCATTACGAAAGTGTAGTCCTACAGCCTTGGCGTAAGCCTCTGGTGTCTCTACTTGCAGCTCGTCATGCACGTTAGCAACAATCTTAAATGGTATTCCTACTTCTCTAAGACTGTCAACACCGTTCAATAACGCCTTCTTCATCAGTGCAGCGCCACCGCCCTGTAACAGGAAGTTTAACGCACTGTATGCCTTGCGTATGCGAATACGGCGTCCGTCCAGACTTGGAAGGCTACCGTTCTTGTCAGCTAAATTCTCTACCGTCGTCTTCAACACCTTCAGTGAAGGTATGTTGTCGAGAAAGTCTTTCTTTAGCTTCTTACCGTGGGCAGCACCTTTGCCTGCGATGCTGCCTATCTTCTCATCACCCGCGCCGTACAAGAACGCATAAATAAACGTCTTTGCTTGGTCACGTGTTTCGAGTCCTGCTGCAGCTTGGTTGGCACTGTGTATGTCACCTTCCAAGATTGTCTGCACATAGTCTTCGTCCTTCATGTAATGCGCTAGCATACGTAGCTCTAAGCCTGAGGCGTCTATGCCGACTAGCTTGTTGCCTTCGTCCACTGTCCAACACGCACGACATTCACCGCCTAACGTAGCCTTCAGCTTCTGCACTGGCGTCATGCTGTCTAGCACTTTGCGTGTTGCAGGCACTTGAGCCATGTTGGGCGATATATGCGTCATCCTGCCTGTTGCTGCACCGCTGCTAAAGACACGACCATGCACTCTGCCGTCTGCCTCTACAGCCTCTAGCCACGAACTAACCTGACTAGCCCTTTTCTGTACCAGTAAGTATTCAGCAACAAGCTGCGCTGACGGGTTATCTATAGCCTCTAGCACGTTCTCGTCTATCTTGTAGCTACCGCCTTCGGTCTTGTCTGTAAAGCGTATGCCAATGCTCTGTAGACGCTTGGCTATCTGCAGCCTGCTGCCAACGTTAAAGACTTCTACGTTGTCCTTTAGGCGCTTTCCTGTCTTCTCTGAGTAACGCTCTGTAACGATAGGAGGAAACTCTGTCTGTAGCAGTCCTTCAATCTCGCGCATACGATGCGACAGTCGGCTGTACAGCTCGTTAGCCTTGGGCAGGTCTATCTTAAAGCCGTTCTGTCGTTGCAGCTCTAGCTCTGCTGTAACGCGATGCTCAAGGTCTATCACGTCCTGTGTAAACTTATCCTTCTCCATAGCCTGTAACAGCTTCTTATAAACCTTCGTAGTCAGCTGTACGTCTCGCTTGCAGTAGGTAATCATTTCTTCACACAAGCCGCCGTCATAGTCTGTGAAGTCGTCCTTGGGATACGCTAAGCGGTCGCCCCAACTACGCAGACTATGCCCTCCTGCCTGTGCAGGGTTGTAGAGGCGAGAAAGCACCATAGCATCGCTGTGCTTCTTACCTGTGAAGTCCATATTCCACAGCCTTTGCATCACTGGCACGTCAAAGCCTAGTCCGTTGTAGGTCACTATACCGTCGTGTTCGTTCACAAGAGCCTGCAGCGTCTTCGCTTCAGTGTGTACAGTCACAGCACCTGTCTCGACATCTTCGGCACAGGCGCACCATATCACTGTGTGTTTCATGTCTGTTTCAATGTCGATTGTTAGCATTACTAATCCGTATCAAAGTCTAAAATACCTAAGCCTAAGTCATGCACAGTCTTTAGGTCTAAGCGTTCCTGCAGCGCAAGATTGCCTGTGCTGCCTTGTATGCACTCTATGCACTCGTTCACGTAGTCGCCGCTAGTGGCGTCACGCAGTGTTGCTTCGTAGTCAGTCAGTATTGCATCGCAAGCTAAGCATCGCATAGAACTTCCTCCTAAATTTAAATGCGTCTTATATGACGCTTTGTACATTATATGACACATAAAACACTTTAATGCGCCATATATGTTGCATTGTGACACTAAAGTGCGTCTTCCTCCTTCAAAGCTATAAAAACTTTCTCCAGTTCTACTAACTCATCGAGCTGATTGCTTAGAAACGCAGGAACCCAAGGAAGCCGCTCTTCTGTGTTTTCTAGTTGCCATATTATATCTTGCTTTGCCACGGTCAAAATCCGTAAAGTTATGTTTATTTGATCGTTGTTTAGTTTTACAGTTGCTTTGCTCATAAGGCTTCCTCCAAAGTGCTTTCTACCATTCTACCTGTGGTGCTGTCAAAGTAAAGGTCTGCACAGCGTCCAGTCTCGCCGCTAAAGCGATTCTTCAGTACACGCACAGCCGTTGTGTTGCGTACGATAATGTCGTCAGCCTGTCCGTCACGCTCAAGCCCTAGCACGATGTCACTAAGCTGTGCTATTGACGCACTACCACGCAGCTGTGACAGAGACGTTGCAGCGCCTTCCTCGTGTCCTTTGTTGTCTGGTCTGCGTAGATGACTAACAACAAACAACGCTATACCTGTCTCCTGCACAAGCATTCGCAGCTTCGTCATTATCTCGTCTAACGCCTTCCGCTCGTCAAGATTGGACTGTGCCGACACAACAATGGAAACGTGGTCAAGAAAGACATAGCGGCAGTCTAGCGCCTTAGCCATGTAACGCACACGACCTACAATGTTGTCCACGTCCGTGCTGCCGAAGTGGTCTAACAGATACAGCCGCTCATCAGCTAACGTAGCATCAAAGGCTTCTCTGCGTTCCTCTTCGGTGCTGACAGTCGTGGGCAGGTGTAACTGCTTGTTAGCCGCTAGCGACATAATCGACAACGCCGTCTTGCGTATGCTTTCCTCTAAGAACAACAAACCAATGTTGAACTGCGTCTGCTGCAGCGTTGCCCAAACGACCTCACGCAAGAACTGCGACTTACCAAGCCCGCTGCCTGCAGTGACAGTGACAAGCTCTGCAGGGCGTATTCCGTACGTTAAAGCGTTAATGCCTTTAAAGGGATACACCACCTCTGCAGTCTCCATCGGTGTGTTGACTTCGTCCCACAAAGACGCAGCATTGACAATGCCGTCTGGTACGTACTTCTCAGCCTTCCAGAAAGCATCGTTAAACAGTTGGGGCTTGTTAGCCATCAGATAGTCGCAGGCGTCTTTGTAGCCGCCGAGGTGCTTCACTATCTTAGCCTTGCCACCAAACAGCTGCCCAACGTCATCAGCAGCCTTAACACCTTGCTCGTCAGCGTCAAAGCAAACAACAATCGTCTCAAAGCTGTCTAGCCACTCGTAATTGGCTTTGCAGTCCTTTAACGCGCTGCCTGCGCCGTTCTTGATACTAACGACAGGGTATTTACTGCCCATCATCTGAAAAGCCGCTAGAGCGTCATACTCGCCCTCTGTCAGCGTTACATACTTGCCGCCCTTGGGAAACAACTGCTGACCAAACAAGCCACCGCCGCCCCATTCACCGCTAGTCTGAAAACGCTTGTCAGGGTAACGCAGCTTCGCAGCCACTGGCGAGGTTGGCTCTGTCGGGTCAAAGTAGGGATAAACCACCTGTCCGTTTTTAATGACCACGCCATAGGTCTTCATAGTAGCCACGCTCAGACCTCGCTCAGGGACGCCTACGAAGTTTTGTGTGGCTAGTAGCTCAAGTGTCGAGTCGAACCCTTCAGAGCCTGTCAGCGGCTTCTCTGGGACTCTGACGGCTATTCCTGAGCCATCTAGTGGCGGGTGTGTGTATTTCCTGCAGCTATGGCAGAAAGTAGACTCATCGTAGTTGATGCAAAGCGCATCAGAACTGCCGCAATCGTCACAGGGTTGATGCGTTAGCTTGTAATCAGGCATAGAAGTCGTCCTCGTCATAATAACGAGACTCTAGCAGCTGAATAACGAGGAAGGGCAATAGCAGCTCAAAGCCGCCGATGTCGAACTTGATGTGTTCGCCGTCCTCTGTCACTCCTACAGCTGTTTGCGTCTCCACTGCTCCGATATAGAAGCCAAAACCGTTGTTAAAGGCTATTGCCCAGTTCCATTCTGTCATTTTTCTTGCTCCTTAGTTTGATTTAGTCCTGCTATCCATAGCGAGTGTAACCGATAGTAGTCAGCCACACAAGCGGCACAGATTATCTCTTCAGCTTTAACGCTAGCTTTGCAGCATTCACAGTTATTCATGATTTAAGCTCCTCTGTTGGTGTCCAGTGTCTAACGGTAAAGGCGTTTAAGGCTTCGCCGTTGTCAACGTGCCATTTTGTGTGATGGCTACGACATAGCCAACGCACCTCTAAAGGCTTGGCATAATCGTCGTGGTGCGCGTCTGTCTTCTCAGCTCCGCACTCTTCGCAGGGCTGTCTTGTCAGTTTGCCTTTTTTGATGGCGTAGGACACAGCAGAGACTGCATTTGCTTTGTTTTTTGAGTAGCGTCTGTCCCGTTCCTTGTATTTTTGTTTGTTTTTTCGATAGTATTCTTTGCTATAATATGTATAAAGCTCTGCGTTTTCTTGCTTGTGTTTTCTGTTAGCTTGTCTATGGCACGGTTTGCACTGCGCCTGTCTTCCGTATTTAGCGCTTAGATAAAAATCCTCTTCGCTTTTTACCTCTTTACAGACGCAGCACCTGCGCTCGTCTGTCTTCTCTAGCATCTCTAGTTGTTGCATATTGTCACCTCTTCATCTATTCAGTTTATTAAATCCGTGTTATTCTCCTGATGTCTCCCCCGCCGCTGCAGTCCCTCCATTGACTAAGTGCTTTAGCACCCAGTTGAGACGCAGCATAAGGTCATCTACTCTAGCGCTCTGTTGTCGTAACTCGTGCAGCTCTAGTGGTAAGTGGTCTATATCCCATAACACACGACACACACACGCGCTCTCTTTAACCTTCAGAGTTATACAGCCGCTGCAATATCTACCCATGCGTAGCCTCTGCTTTGTCTATGTATTCTTCCCAGTCATCAACGATTTGAGCATGACAACATTTAAAGGCATACTCTAAAGCCATGTTAGCAACGAGCCTGCCTAGCTCTGTGTGATCGTTCTCGACCAGTGCAGTTGCTATCTTATCCTCTAAGTCCTGCGACTCTTCGGCGTCACTAGGCAGCGCATCAGGGCCGATAGCTTCCCACAACAAAGAATAATCATTGGCGAGCCTGTGCCGTGCCTCCTCCATCGTTGCAGTCTCTAGCACGTCCATGTCATGCTCTTCTAAGTAGTAATGTCCGTCCTCTTTGTACATAGCGTTGCACTCCTATAGTAAGTCTTTAAAGCGACAATGCGCCTCATTGGTTGGTGTTAGTATCTCTAACACGTCACGCAAGCTCTTTGCTTCATCTGCTCCGCAGACGCCGTAACGGTTGTTAACGTGGACAATAGCGTGCCTAGTCTTATAGACATCAACGCACCACTGCGCCTCCTCAATCGCGTGTTCTAAGCTGTCGAATTCAATAACCATAATGAATATCCTCTTTTGCTATCTTGTAAAGCTGTTCACCAAAGACACCCAATATACCGACTAAGCGCTCTATGTCCATTTGCTGCAGCTGTGTCGGCTTCTTTAGCTTTAGCAGCCTAGACAGCTCCCTCGCCTGTTGTGGCGCGTAGCCGCTCACAGAACGTGCTCCTGCGCTTTAATCTCAAAGGTATACCCAAGCTCCTTAGCCTTGGCGATCTGCTCGCGTGTGAAGGTTTTAGAGCCTAATAAGGCCGCTAGTGCCATCGCTACGTCATTGGCAGGGTAGACCCGGTCTTGTCCGTAGATTGTCTTAATCGTTACTTTTGCGTGTGTATCCATGTTATTAACTCCTAATGATTGTTATTTGATTATTCTTTTCTGCCCATGCTCTACCGTCTGGCAAGCGTAGAAACTTGTAGCTATGCGCCTTGCCAATCTCTATAGGCGTGTCTAATGGTAGCGAATATTGTCGCACAATGTAAGCCGCTAATAACTCCTGCAGCACGTAAACAGCACCACGAGAAGGGTAAGCGATAGCGCCTAGCGTTGTTGTTTTAAACTTCACAGACTGCACAAGCTTTGCAGGATTGCCGCGCCTGTAGTCCTCCGGTTCTGGTAACGTCTGGTTAAATTGCCACGACAACGTTGCGCTTAATTTATCACCTAACACTGATCGAACCCTCGCAATTTATATTTTTGTGTGCAGGCCAACCAAATTCGCCGCCTGTGTCTATGTGCAGCTGTCGCATTTCACAGTAAAGGTCTTCGGGGTTAGGTTCTGGCGGCATACTAGATAGCAGCGCGACACAGACAACAAACAAGACAAGCATGGAAATCGTCATTATTACTTTTTCGGTCATCATTTTATTAGCTCCTTGGTTATAGCGTTGCGGCTGCAAGTATCGCAGCAATTATAATTAGTGTCGCGCCTACTAGCATCAACTCGCACGCTTCTTTGTCTGCCCTGCGGTTGCGGCGGCGGCGTGTCATCAGCGCCTTTACTAGCCCTGTGACGGCTGTAGTGTGTCCTATGAGTGCTAACGCGCCTGCGAATAATAACAACCCAGTGCTAAACATACTGGCGCGCCTCGTCTTCGATGTCTGCCAGTTCGTCCATAGCTGCACAGTAGAGGGTTGCAAAGGCTACAGCGCAAGCGTGCTCGCCTAAGCTGTTGTGCTGCATGTCTAAGCCTTCTAGGTAAGACTCACCTTCGCTAGTGTCGCACTCAGCACACAGCAGCAGCGCCTTGTAAGTGTAGATCGACCACTCGTGACCGTCGCAGGTCTGCCATAGATTCTCATTGGGGTCGTCACCGAAACACTCGGCGTCGAAGCACTCCTGCGCTAGTCGCTTGGCTTCCTGCTGCAGTTCGTAGTTGTTTATTTTAAAGTCAGTCATGGTCGTTGCTCCTTAGTGTGCGTAGACAATTAGCGAGCCGCTCATGCTCGTGGTTGCTAGGTTGTCTTCTATGTCGTCGCTATAGTCTATCGCGTACTCTTCGGCGCTTTCGTACTCTGTGAAGTCACAGCATAGCGCTATCACGTCAAACTCTATCTCTTCGCCTGTGCTTTCTTCTGAATCTTCTAAATACTCAAACAAGGCTCGCAGACCTTGATAACTGAAGCTGTTGGGTCGTAGGTCTTGAAATGCTTTCTGGAAGTCGTAAAAATTAATTGTCTGTTTCATTGTTGTAGCTCCTTTATGGTTAGGCTGTTTATTTGTTTTCTGAATATAGGTAGACGCGCTCGCCGTAGCTTTCCGACAGAGCAGGCAACATAGGCTCAACGTACTTTTGGAAGTAAGCGTGGTAACTCAAGTTAGTTAGGCCGCTCTTGATGTCTAACACTGCATAGCCTTCTTTATCGCACAGTTCGTAAGTGTATTTATTCACGGTCGTTGCTCCTATTGTGGGTATACGTGATAGTGGCGCTCGCTTTCCATTTCACGCCTGTGTTGCTCTTCTTCTTCTCTGTCGTGTTCTTCCTGTAGCGCGAACAATACAGCTTCTAGCTTGCTCTTCTCTGTCTGTGGCATTGCTTTGTATAGGCTGTGTAGGTGCTCAGCTTGTTCGTCTGTTGAGTCTGCTCCGTAGTGGCGGTCTAGCTTAATATAGTTGGCTGCTGTTGCTTTCATTGTTGTTGCTCCTGTGTGTTGGTTGCTGTTGGTTAGTATATTGCTACAGTGATTTACCCTTGTCAATACTATTTACCAATTAATTTACAATTTAATTTGCAGCACCCTTTGATGCCTATATAGAAGCTACAAGGACTGGCTAGCTCTGCGTGTTGATGCTGTGTTGTCTCTGTGGTGTCTGTGGTGTATCTATAGCCTGCAACACAGGCACACACACTCGCTAGACTGCAGCGACTAGGCAGCTACTCAATAGCCTGCAGAGGCAACCCAGGTTCGGTGGATAAGCTGTGGATAACTTATGCACAGTAGACTGCTTAGCCTGTGGATAACTATGTAGCCTGTGGAGAACCTGTGGATAAGTAGGCGGGGCAGCAATTTAGGGCGGGGGTGCTGTGGTGGCTGTGGAGAATTATAGTGGTAGGCTCTTAAGCACAAAATAGTGCAATTTAACAATGTAAATTTAACAAAAAAGGTGGATTTAACTATATAGTCTAAGGAATGCTAAGTAGTTGTATTAATTGAGGAAACAATTGCGTCTGCGGAGACTCTTTATCCTCTAGAAATCCGCATAGTCAGCATAGACGTTAACACCCAGCACAGATTAACAAGAAATAGTTGAGAAAAGACTTGACTTTTGAGTAAAAATGTGGTATAAAGACTACCTAGTTCGTAGCATCTATAGAGATACTATAGCAACTACTATCGTAGAACACTATTATAAACTCTATTCCCTTCCACTATTGTTCCTAAAGAGGATAAAACAATGATAATTACTATTGTAACATTTGTT